GATATTGTTAGCCGCGACCGTGTTGGCGTTGGTCGTAAGCTGATCGTAGGTAGCAAGGTTATGCAAACCGTTGGTGGTTGCAGTTCCCGAAGTACCGAACGAAGCTGTCGAGCAAGATCCACCCGTGTAGGTTGCATTAGCACCAGCGTACTGATCCAAACCGCGCAGACCATCAGCGCCGCCCGTCGTTACCGAGGTTCCGGTTCCCGATTGATCGTTGTTCTGAATCATCGAGGTTGCCATTGCCTGCTGGAATTCCATCAGCATATCGTCAACAACGTTGGCCTCTAAGCCATCAATGTCATCAAGTGCTGCCGTCCTGATGGGGAACTGAGCATTCAAATCCTTGAGGATCACTTGCCAAATGCTTGTGGCTTCAGTTGTGGGTGTGCCGTTGTTTTGAACGGTGTAGCCCCACTGAGCGCCTGCATTGCCGGTCTTGACGCGGAACTGATAAGCCGAACCGTCAGTTGCAACGATGCGCGACAGATCCATCAAGGGATTTCCGAGACGCTTTGCAGCGAAAACGGGATCGTAAGCTGTACGGCCACCAACGTCGTAGCCGGAGCCCGTAAGAGCCGAGGCTTCCTTGATGTACGCTTCGCACTGATCGACCGATTCAAAGATCTTGACTTCGCGCTCGATGTTGTTACCGGCCTTCATGTACTCCTTAAGAACGTCCTTGAAGCGACGATTTGCCTCGCCACGAACGGTCTTGTGAATAGGACGGATGATAGAAGGAGCGGCAACTTTTGCCTCTAAAGCGGCAATCTTTGCCTCGGTTTCGGTTTTGAGCGCCTCGACAGCCTCAGCAACCTTTGCTTCGACAGCCTGTGCGGTTTCTGCCAATTTGGCAGCGCTAGATGCTTCGATTGCATCCAGTTTTTCAATGACTTTTTCCAACATTTTAAAATCTCCTAACGGGTTGAAATAGCTTTCAGCAACTCGCGGTATTCGAGCGCTTTCAGCAACTCCGCCGCATCAGACTCACTCTGAGTGGCAGTTTGTTGATCGCCCACAGCATCACGCTGTTCCAAAATGGCTTTCAACACACCGGACGCGGCGGTCGCATCCCGGCGAGATAGCCCTGCATCACGCAAAGCCTTCTCAATCGTTCTCGGATTGGGTTTCGTTCCCATCCAATACTCAAGTCTACTGATCTCAGCCTTCGGATTATTAGGCTGCATCACAATGGAAACCTCGGCTAGACCGCCTTTGACGATCTGAAAGAACATGTCTGGATCGTCTGTAGGCTCACCGTTCTCATCCACCATTTGATACTCATCGGCATAAGCACCGACAGACACGCCGCCGACCATCCGCGGGCTTTCCTTCATGATCGTGTACAGATCAGAACCGGAAGTGGTGTTCAGGAAGATCTTTCCTGTGCCGGTCATGCCTTCGTCCGTAATATCGAATTTCGACCACTCACCAACAGGCATCATGTCGCTTGAGTGTTGAAAATACATAGGAAGCGGCCTTCCTGCTTCCATCCACATCTCGTGCCACGCCTCGAAAGCCTCGGGTGTATAAAAGAACCGTCGACCGTCTGCGCCTTCTCTTGCGCCCCACGTCGTAAGTGTGGCTTCGATTTCACCCGTAGGTTCGCCCGTTGCCTCGTCGGCTTTGCGGCCTAATTCGACCTTAGCTTCGTAAAAAAACGTCACGTTTTTCATGCGAACCTCACATAAATCTAAATGAACTGGAACTGCTCTGTAAAATCCTTTGCGCGGAATGCAAAAGCGCATCATCTGAATTTATTGGGGCTAAACCCATTTCTTGTATGACATAAGGAGGCGATTGATACCACTCGTAAATTGATTCAATCGTTCCTTTAGGCCTTTCTTTCGCTCGCTCTAAACACGTTTCAATGCCGGGATCAATCAATATAAATTCGGCATTTTTACCGCGATATAACGATACGCGCTCTTGTTTTGGGCTTGTATCTATGATGTATGCGTCGAATTTTACGCCTTGCATTACTTTTCGTATAGCGGCATCACGCACAGCAAAAGCCACTTCTCTTATGTCGCCTGTTGATTTATGGCTTACAGATGACCCTAAAGCCTTTGCAAGAGCATCAAAATCAACAACTACATCGTCCGGCGCTTTTACTTTTTTAATATAGGTAGACTTGCCGGAGCAAGAAGCCCCAATAACTACCCTAATTTTTCCCATATCTTTTCTTTTGTTTGTTGCATTCCGTCTACCAACTTAGGCTTTGGCTTCCTCTTATCTGCCGCGGCCTTGAGTTTTTCTAATAGATCCTTAAGCATTTCCGGCTCTGCCTGTCCTATTGACCACCTTAAGGTTTCCACCACCGCCAGTGTCTTGCGGAGAGCTACCGGGAATAGCGCTATCGCCACCAGCGGCAAGCAACAGATCATCAGCGCCATCGAGAGAGTTAAGTCCCAGATATTCACGCGCCTCATTCTGCGTAAGAATCCCATTCTTGACTCCTGCAACGACATAGTTCATTTGATCCAGCGGAGCGCCCTTTAAAAAATCCTGTGTCTGAAACTGAACGTGCAGATTGGGGAAGCCCTTTAACAACGACAATTTTAACCGCTGCTCAACGTTCGTAATGAACGGCATCATCGTGCTCTTGTAGAACTCGTCCAGCATCGTTTGGGTGTTGTTGTACTTCGACTCGCCGACTCCGATCATCGCGGGAGGCACACCAAACAATCCACAGATACGCGTCATTGTTTGTTTCTTAAGTTCTCTTGCATCTACATCCTGAAGCGTAAGAGGCTTGATGGCTTCGTAAGTCATGCCCTGATCTAACAACATAGACTGCCCCGGCTTGCTCTGATCCGAAGGCTGGCTGTTCAACATGTTTGTCCACGCTTCTTTTAGCCTGCTAGCAATCTCTTTGAACTTTGAATCGGGGATGACTTGCTCGGTGCGGAACAAACCAGATGGTTTTGCACCGTTCAACATAATGAAGTTGGAGTAGAGATCAATATCCTGATCTAAAGAAACCAACTCGACAGCTTGCAAGCGGTTAAACGAACTGGAGCCTTGCCACGGCTCGCTCTTTGTGTGCATCACTTGAAAATACTTGAGCGGCTCATCCTTGTTGAAGCCGTAGGACGAACTTGTAAGCGTGTAGAACGGATAACGCGTCTCTGAGATCCTCGGCACGATTAGCGTCGAGTCAAGAACGTACATCTCGAGCGGAATCTGCGTCGGCTCCTCTGCGTCTTTCCTCCAGAGTAATACGAAAGTCTCACCGGCAAGCTCATGCCACATTGTGAACTGATACCAAAACTCGTATTGGCTCTGGAAGTTATTAGGATTCGCAAGAAGGTTAAGAACGCTTGCTGCCCGACTCTTTTCACGCTCGGGAACGCTAGGATCGGTCTGTGTGTCCACAAACGTGCCATCCGCTTGCTTAGACATGATTTTGACGGGTAATTGAGCAAGAGATCGAGCTTTTGCCCCTACGCAAGCCATCACAGTAGAGTTTCTAGCAAGTGTCGTTATATCGACAGTTCGCCCTGCTTCGTTAACCGCAGATGTCGTAACGTATAAAAGCTGGTTAGATCCGTAGCCCTGCCCCTTGCCACGGAGCATGACGTTGTTTCCGAGGACGCTATTCCCGAATAAAGAGTTACTTTCGGCCTTTGTTTTACGCTTAAATACGTCGAATAAGCCCATTTTTACCCCTAAAAGACTCTGAATCCGTACGATTCAGACGGCATCGGGTTGTCCAGACTACAGTGCATCGCAATAATCAAGGCAATAATTCCGTCAACCTTAGCGTGGCGATCCACACCGGCTTTCTTGACTTTGATGTTGCCTTGAACGTCTGTAAACACTTCGCAATTGCCCAGTTGATGTCCTAAGAATGGGTTTCCGTCGTGTCTGATTTTGTGGCCTAAGATGAGTCGCTCGACATGCTTCGACGGGTTAGAAAGCACCGCCATGCCTTGACCGACTTTCTTAACTGGCATTCCGACTTCATAAAGCCTTGCTACCAAAGCCGCAGCATTATAAGCGTCGTAGCCTACTTCTTTTATGTCGTATTTCTGGCTTTGCCCAATAATATACGCCGAAATCTCTCTATCGTCCATCACGTTCCCTTCGGTGATGTGCAAGATCCCCGAATTGATTGCTTGTCTAAAGATGTCTTGATAATGAGTAGGTAGTAATTCAAAGCCATCTTCGGGGAGAAAGAACTTCCACTCGGCTTCGTAATCGTCCTCGGCAAATCGTTTTAATGTGCAGACCGCGTTTAGATCTCGTGTTGCCGCTAGGTCAAAACCGATAAATACCGCCTCGGGTTCTCTCTCTGTCAGCCCTACGGATTCATCCCAATGTGTGCGGTCAACCCACGCAGTTTCGGCTGATACATAGACGTTAAGTGTCTTACATAAGAATTCATTAAGCGCAGCGGGCTTAATCTTCGCCTCTTCGCATCGAGCAACAATCGCGTCGTGCGAGACCGAGATATTGTGCATCGGGTTAGCTTTAGCCCATACCTTTTCGTCTCTCCAATCATCACCAGCATCCAGAGAGTAAAGAAGGCCAAACCATCGAGGATTGTCAGGAACATCCTGATGAAGGATATGCTCCATCACCTGAAAGTCCTCGAAAAACTTTGTGTCGCGAGTAAAAGAAGCGGTCGTAATGTATAGCCGAAGAGGATTAAGCCGAGATACCATCCCTGAATGCAAGACCTCAATCGCATTCCTGTCGACAATCTGGCTCGCCTCGTCAATGATCGCGCAAGAAGGGTTGAGCCCGTCTCCGGTCTTTTTAGTGTCTCTGGAGAGAGCTTTCATCATGCTCTGGCTGTCGCCGTTCTTCACAATCGTGAACTTGCCGAGAATGAAGAGCCTAGAGATCTCCTGCGGCAACGTTTCGACGAAACCCTTAGCC